TTCTTGCGATTCTTACCAAGCACTACCGCGTTTAAAATGCGTGTCAAAATATTTACGATACGATCGTCTTTTTTTGTTTCGGTCAAAGCTGTTAGCGTCCCTGCTGCTACAAGCACAGCATTTAAAATTTCACTCCAGTATTCAGTTAAAAAAATCATTTCTCTTCTATTAAAAATTTATACTTCTCTTTTACATCAAAGCATGGACACGCCTTACGCGAAAAGTCATTGTGACCATACAATTCTAATTCCCCAAAGCAGACTTTCAAAGCGTGCCACAATTCAAGAAAACCCATTTCTTGTTCCGCTGTCATAGTATCTGCTGGTTTACCTGTCTTTGCCGATATACCACCAACATAGCAGACCCCAATAGATGTTTTGTTTTGACTTGCGGTATGCGCTCCTATCTTGTCTACACCCCTTCCTTGGTGTACTGATCCGTCACGGTAAATGACGTAATGATAACCAATGTCGTTCCAACCTCTGGCCTTATGCCATGTTCTTATGGTGTCTACATCAATGTGCGCGCCTTCGATAGTCGCTGAACAATGCAGAATAACTTTATCTAAATCTCGCAAAGCAGAAGAATTACACATAGAACCAATCCAATAAAACCGATTCTTACAAGATGAAAACTGTCCTCGTATTGTCTTGGAGATTTCATTCGATTCCTTTTTTAGCTAGTAGCAATTTGATTTCGTTAATTCCGCTGACTAAAACCTCTAGAGTTTCTTGCACCTTCGTTTCTTGTTTTTCTAAAGAAAATAGACGGCTCTTAATCTTTGTCACCTCGTTAGTGAGCTTCACCCATGTAGCAATGATGCCACTTAAAGCCCCCACAACAACACCTATCAAATCGTAGTCCATCTTTTTATATACTCTATAAGTTTCGCCTCGTTCTTTATTCGCTTAGAAATCTTTGAGGCCGATACCTTGCGCGATACGAATTTCTCTGTTGCTCCTGAGTCTGTTTTTATCGACATTGAGATTACCAAAATAGTTGTGTGTGCTTGGATGTAAATCTGCTCCCGTGTTGCTTGAATATTCTGGAAACAAACTTGTGTTGTGACAAAGATAATCCACCAAACGACTGCGGTAGAACATACCGATTTCCGTAGCCTTTTGTACAACCATCTTAATGTCACCCATTGACGCGCTAGTACCTTGCTCGTTGTCAATCAAAGTGACGCTGTTGTTTGAAAACCGCAATCGCATGACAAAGGCCACTTCAGCAAATGCAAGCTGCACAAGACACGGCTGGATGTAATCAGTGACCAATGTTTCGTAGTTGCCAACTAACGTGCTATCAATTATGTCCTGCTTCAATTTAGCGTCTAGGTCTGTTCCTAGAGCTGGTAGAATCCACCGATCCTGTGCAATGAGAATATAGGGGTGCAACAAATTGTCGTCTACAGCAGAACCAAGTGCCGTGTCTTTTTTAATCCGCGATGCGTTGATATACAGTGTAGCCATTATTGCTTGTCTATTGGTGCGATTGCTTCCTCTCCTTTCTGGACTACGTAAGGGTTGTTTCCAACTCGACGCATAACAGCGTCCCAATCCTCATAAAGACCATCTGCTGTGTCTGGAAGACCATCAGGTACATATACATATATAAGTCTTTTGAAACCGTGGTAGCAATTCTTGCCTCCAGCCCATTCAAAAATGTCATAGCTACTTTGACCAGCAGCAGCAAATTGTCCATTTACGCCATCAGAACTCATGTTGCCAATATCTTCGTAACGGTACTGAACACCTGCGTTTGCCAAATCCATCATTTCAACACAGAAGTCACGACTCTCGCCTTTTGGCTGTTGGCTAGTGGCCTTGAAATATTGATAACGTACTGCAAACAAATTGCCCTGTGGACTTACTACATCACCCCACTCCGAAACTAAATCGTAGTTGGAATAATCTTCCAACCCAAATTTATACATGCTATGCAGACGCTTGTCATCGCTAGTGTCGCTAACTGTTTCCTCCTTTAGCAGCATAAACTCTTTCGGCAGTGGCGCATCTTTGTCCGCTAAATGGTTTAACCAAATTGAGCCTTGAGTTTCTGTGATCCGAATTGGCTGTTCGGAAAAGATTTTTTTTTTTTCTTCTTCTTCCTTTTGCTCAATAAAACTTGCAGGCACAAGGTCTTTAAAGTACACGTCTAAAACTATGTTACTAGCAGATAGGATAGGTTGTATGCCGTGCAACAAAGTGTGCTGAAATGGCTCGATAACTGTTTTGCTATACAAATCGTATGCGTCACGCATTTCATCTGCGTTGCTACCAAAACCACCACCTTCTGATCGCAGGCCAAACAGCAATGGAGAAGTTACACGGTGTCCCGATAGGATTTCTTGAAATACTTGTTTTGCTAAAAAGTCATAGGTGTCGTGAGGGTTAGGTAAATTAAACGGCTCAATGGTAGGTGCTGAGTCTTGACCGTCATTGAAGGTCATCAGAATTTTGCCTGCATTACTTGCACCCCCAAACTTGTCATAAATCAAACGCTCTAAATCTCTGCGCTCGTCATCTGTCGGGATGCCTCCATTGAAGCTAATCACCATAGAGGGAAAAAGCCCCGTTTTTATGTTAGAAAGATGGAACTCAGCTATGTTTTTGTCTAGCTCACAATACGCTGTAGCCCCCTTGTAACTTGGGATACCGTAGAAGAAAGAGACAGGGCTGTATTCTTTTATGTGAATGATTTGACTAGCGGCTGTACGGTCATTTACGTCAAAAGCAGGAATTGGATTTGGCTTAAAATTAGATTGATTGGATTCAATCCAATTGGTGCTATGGTAGAATATTTTAACCTCATCGTTGTCATCTGCTTTACCGCATCGCATTGTGCTTGCAGGTACATGATGAACTTCGCTAATAGTGCTGCGATCCTGTGACCAAATTACATTTAAGTACGCATTGCCATATAGCTTTAGGTCGAAAGCAGCTCGTTTCAAGCTGTCATGACGAAACATAGATTTTAACTTAACCCATTGCTCTACGTTATCATCTTTGATGTCACAGTCCAATCCTTCACCATAAATCATGTCCGCTGTGCCTTGCACAATTGCGCCATGAATAGACGAAGAAATAAACAAGTCGTCCAAATACAATGGATAGAGGTTGTCATCGCCAAAAAACACCCAGTCCTTGTTACTCTGATCGGTAAACATAGGTTGCTCATATCTAGCGTAATCAATTACGCCTAATTTAGTTTTCATCTCGCTCATTTGTATTTATATGCCTGCTCGTTCAGATGCTTTTCGGCAATGGTTTGGTTCTATGCTGTCTAATATACCTGTCAGCCATTTGCCTAAGTTAGTTAAAGTACGTTCTCGTTGGTTGGCTCCCAGGACAGCAGAAACGGAATGATTCCCGAAAGGAACCCCCGAATCCATTAGAAGCCGATTGAGGAACTTTGACGCTGTAACCGATACAATTATCGACACGTCCCGAAAGAGGTCGTAAATAGCTCTCCAGATGCTTCTGAGGATATCTGAGGTAATAAAGAAGAGCGACTCACCAACCGAGTAAACAATCCCAACTGGGATCGCTACGATTGCGAGAACGAAGAGGAGGAGGATTTTAATTGCTTTCATATCGTCGTGCCAAAGAGAGTTAAGAATTCGAGCAGGTCGGCAATTGTCACATACCCGTCACCGTTCAAATCATACGTGGGATCGTACTTCGTTTGTGTGCCGAAGTAAGCCAACCAAGAGAGGAGGTAATATATATCGATTGTCATAATTCAGGGTCTTCAGGGAACCAACCATTCTCAACCATATATTCCTGCGTGCGTATCGTTGTATCGCTCGGTACGATATGCCCAAACGCGAACTTCTGATTCACTTGCACGTAACTGCTGAGGGAATACCGCTCATCGTTCGAAAGCTCAGGGAAGCACGCAACGAGGCGTTCCAGCGTTGCCGCTGGGTGAACGTTTATAAGATACTCGGTGTCTACTTGCAAAGCGTTCTGTACTCCGTCAGGGTGTACCACGATACCGAACACGGCAGAATCGACTTCCCACTCTGCTTGGATGAGAACGGGTCGAGAGATGTTGTACAGCTCGCGGGTTATTTGCTTTGCCCGTGCTTCGCTTGTCTGCGTGGGCGTTGGTAGTACTATGATATAGCCGTTCATTAGAAGATTGAATAGAAGGTGTTGATGTTGTCCTCGATGTTCGTGCGGTTGGCGGATTGGTCGGAAGCGTATAAAATAACTTCGCTCATTTTAAAATTATAACCGTTTGCGTAACTGTAACTTAAAACCGACAGCGTGAACGCATTACTTGTTGTAAACGTGGACGAACTCAAATTCGAGTCAGCGGCAAAGGTTAACGAATTGGACGCTCTATTTAAAAATCCAAGGTATTGAGAACCCGAGCCGATAGACGTTGCAAAATCATAAAATGTATAATTGATACGCGCTCGAAATTGTGTTGTGCTACTTGCGTACAACAAATTCCCAGAACCGCCCGAAATCATATAGTCGTTATTGTTTGCTCCGTTTTCAGCTACAAAAATTACAGAGAAATCCGATGATGGAGCGAAAGACGTAAAGCTCATTAGTGTACTGCTCGCATCAATGAATTGCACCGCAGGCTTCCCATTCTCCGTAACCACGCCCGTCGTCCCGTCGTAAATCTTCGGCATTCGCGCGGTGTTCGTTTGCGTCGCGTCGTTCGAGTTCCCGCTTTGACAATACCACTTCGATACAAAACCATCGTTTGAACCACAGTGCGCAGCCAGTGCAACCGTATCCAACTCACTGAATACATTGAAGCCGATGTCCGCGTAACTGCTCCCGTTGTAAACCTCTACCGCGGCACCTGTGTAAGCCGTGCGAAGTTTACGCAATGAATACGCGGCTGCTGCTCCCGTGTACGTGTCGAGCAGTGGCGTGTTTTGGGT